TGCCTTACTCATATAAACCATATTTTCCTCTATTGCAGGATCAGAAACAAGCGATATACAGTCTATTGCAATTTCTTCATTATCTTCATTTATAACAAGTTCAACTATCTTAGTAGTTTTCATGTCGTAGTAATCTTTATTGGCTTCTTCACATTCAGCTATAGTATCGTATTCACAGCTTCCTGTTTTCCCCCATTTTACTTTTCCGTTTTCACATTCTTCACAAGGCATAGTATATAATATATTTAATTAATTTTTATTTGATTTTAGATTGTAGCCCTTCTTCTAATATTTGCTAATTGGTTTTGACTGTTTGTCATTTCGTCTGTTACAACATAAGCTTTGAATGCTTCAGGTTCTGTTCCGCCTGATAATTCAAAAGCTCCTGACATCATTTGAGGTGCAGGGGTAGCTGCTGCTGCTGTTATCGTTCCACCTCCACCTCCTCCACCTTCCCCTGTTGGAGTTGCATATATCTTTTGTAGATTAGCTAAACCTGCCGCCACAATAGCTGCTCCTGTTGCAAAACCTGCAACACCACCCTGAGCAAATGCTTTATTCGCACCTGCATAAGTATCTATAATTGCTCCTGCTGCTGCTAACTCTTTATTATCTCCTGCCAAAGAACTTAAAGAACCTGCTAAAGATGAAAAAGCGGACAATTTAGCTTGAGTATTTTTTTCAGTTATATCTCTATCTTTATCACTTAAACCTATTAATTTATTAAAGTTAGCTGCTTCAATACTTGCTAGTTTATTTTTTTCTATTTGTAATGCTATTGCATTTTCATCACTACCATTTAAATCAAACTGTGCTTGTGCTTGCTTTACTAGTAATTCTTGTGCTTTTACATTAGCTGCATTGTTTTCTTCTGTAAGTCTAGTTAATTCTTCTAAAGCAGCTTTTCTATCTGCAAAGGAGTTTCTTTCGTTATCTATAATTCTTTGTTGAGCTGAAGCTTGTTTTTCAAATTCTATATTTAGTTTTTCTAAACTTGAAGCTGATTTGTTTACAGCTTTATCTAATGCAGTTTGGGCTTCCGCAGCCTTATAAGTACTTTTTGTATATTTAACAATCCCTGCGGTTACTTTTTTAACAGTTTTTGTTATTTTATCTGCACTATCATCTACCCCTGTAAGAACATCAACAAATTCTGTACCTGCTTCTTTTACATCTTTTAATGCACCTTTAAAATCACCTTTAAATACTTTTACTAATGCACTTGCTAAAAAACCTAATGTTTCTATAAAACTATTAAGCCTTTCAATTAAATTATCTTTAATAGCTGTTGCAAAATCTTCTAAACTTCCTAAAGGGTCTTCAAATATATTTTTAAAGTAATCTATAACTGTATTAATATTATCACCTATAAAATTAAATAAATCTGAAAAAGCTATATTTAAAAAGTTCATAGCTGTACTAAAAGCGTCCACTACTTTTTGGTTCTTTGATAGAGTTTCAAATAGTTTCGCAAAAAGACCAACAAGTAAACCAATCCCTGCTGCTTTAATAGCAGTTCCTATTCCTTTTATTCCCTTTTTAAAAAAACCTAGCTCCCCTGTTGCTTTCTTTGTGTCTTTAGCTACATCTCCTATGTTTGAGTTTACTTCTACATTTATTGTTTCATCTGCCATATCTTTATTTTTTAAAGTGCTACTCCTGTTTTAATTTGTGTCATTCTAATTGTTGTTGCCCACATTAAAGTTCTGTTATTTGCTCCTTTTACTGTTTGTACAAGATTTGTACCTGATACTGAAAGGTCGCAAGTCCATCCTGAAGTTGTACCTGTATTAGCTATTGTACTTCTAGATTTGTCAATACTTAGAGTTCCTGCTTCATTAATAGCGACACCTGTTTCTATAAACGCTTTGAAGTCCCCATTATTTCCTGCTCCTGTACCTCCTATTCTTACGGCTACTGTTTCACTTTGAAAAGCTATTATAGTATTTTCAGGGATTGCAAAATAACTAGCTGAAGTATTATTTAAGAAACTATCAGAAACAGTATTGTCTGTTGTTTCAGTTCCAAACAATAAAGTAATACTTTGCCTTTCACCTAAACTATCTGCTGAAGCATTACCACCTAAGACTATTGAGTTATCAGCTGTAGCTTCTCCTAAAGTTCCAAAGACATTGGCATTGTTTACTCCGTTTGCTATTTCGTTTTGGTTTCCTACTACTATGTTATTCCTTGATAAACCTTTTACTGTATTATTTTCACCTATTATATAAGTGTTGTTTGTTCCTGTTTCAGTTGTGTTTCCTGCTCCCTGTAATTTATTACTTATATTGCTAAAGCTCCTGTCTAAATTTGTATTAAATCTAAATATTGAGCAAGTTCCATCAGCTTGGTTGTAAGTATATCCGTATGCTTCACATTGTAATTGATTTGGAATAATGTCGTTTGTTCCGTCAGTAAAGGTTACAACTCCTATTGCTGAAGTAGATAAGGGCTTTACATCAAACCCTGTTAAGTACGGTATTGTTGCTATTTTGCTCATTATGGTATAAGTATAAATTCAACTGTTGCTAAGTCGTTTGGTTTGTAGTCTATTTTGTTCACTCTGAATGTTCTGTTTTTAATAAACACCGTATCGTTAAACTTGAATGTATTAATATCTGAAGGACTTAAATTAACTTTGATTGTCATTATCCTAGTATCAGGATTGTAAAGCTCTGAATAATAAGGCAACCAATATAAGTTGAATAGATTATTGTTTGTAGGTGCGCCTACATCTATTAACTGACATTCTCCAAAGTGAAAATCCCTTGCTGTTGTCACTGTTGGCACACTAGTCAAATGGCTAAATTGTAAATATTCTGTAAGGTTCGCTGAAAGTAAACCATTTTGTGCAGGTATATAATAATCATATACTGTTGATTTTATCCCATTGTTATACATTATTCTAGGACTGTTTTCAAAACCTTCAGTAACTTCGTCATCATTCATAGAATAAAGCGCAGGTGTTATTATATCAGACCACATATCTTCTAAAGGTTTTACTACTGTAGCTGCAAAAGGTTCGGCAATTATTTCGTCTTCTCCTGTTAGAATTGTAAACGCTGAAGCGTCATACTTTTTACTTCCGTATAAATGACCGCCTACTTGTCTTTTGTAATTCATAAAAGCAAAGTCGTCCTCATCTTCTACAAACTTAAATATAGTCTTTTTGTTTAGATCAGTTAAAGGCATAAGCTTCATTTCTGAAACATCTATTTTTTCTGTCCAATCTAGCTCAACACTATTAGGGTTATTTAAAAACACATCCGAATAAGGCTCTATCTTTATATTGCTAGGATTATCTTCATCAGGCAAAGTAACTAAGTTAAACATTGTCATTAATCCTTTTAAAAATTCCCATTGCCCTGTTTCACCCCTTAGAGTTTGCAATAATACATTAGTCGTTATACTCAAAACACTTCTATTAACAACTACCTCAGCAGTAATTGCAGGGGGAGTTGCATATACATCATAATTTTGAACAATACCATTAGTTGTATCGCTAGAAAACTGAGCTTCTAAAGTATCTCCTGTTTGTAATATTGGTGATATAGTACCACCAAATCCAAATACTGTTCCTGATGAACCTCCTGATTGCATTGGGGTTAAATCTATTTCTTCTTCAAATCCTGTTGCAGCTCTTGTTAAGAGCCATCTAGTACTATATTGAGCGTTAGTAATAGCTACACGCATTTCATAATAATAAGTAATATTATATTGAACATTAGTAGTAGTTGCAGTAAATTTATTAGTTGTAGTATTATAATCTACTTGCGACAAACTACTACTTAGCAAAACCAAATTCCCAAAACTTCCATTAGGTGCATAATTAGTAGCCATATCTATGTAGTAGTTACCATTTCTAGTAGTATTAGAAGTTACAGGGGCATTACCTGCACCCCAATTAAAGTCCATATACAACTTTTTAAAATCGTCTGTATCAAAGAATTCACTTTCATAAGTAAAAGGCACGACTTGAAATATCCTATCTATTAAATACTTAATATTTATACAGGGTCTGAAGATTTGTTCTAAAGCTGTGTACTCAGGGTTTCCACTTATAGCAGCAGTTCCTGTTGAACCGCCTGTTAGTTGTTGATGTGTCCAATCTACAAAAGGGTATTTTACAGTACTATTAGCGTCTCTAAATCCTGAAGTACTAGCGTTAGTATAAGTAATACCTGCACTAGGTGCGTCATTCCAACTATTAATAATATTAGTCTTTTGATATGCGTGGTCTAATTCTGTAAAATCTAATTCTGAAAAAGTCTTGTCTCCTAATACATCAGCTAGTGCAACAACTTCAGAATATAAGTTTACATTGTAGCTAGTTTCTCCTGACTTGTCCGAAATATCAAGCATTCTTAAATAACCTTCAAATAATAAAAAGCCATCTTGTTTTAAAATTGCCTTTGTTCTTTTGTAAGGATTAAAATTAAGCCCTGTATCTGTTCTTGTTATTTCAAATATATTGTCAAAGATTTGATTGTTTCTTTTTGTAGCAGGTAAGTTAAAAGCTTTTGAATAAGACTGTACTTTTTCAGCTACATTTTTAAAGTCATCTACACTAAGACTTAAAGGGATATCTTCATCTTCATAAAGGTCGCAAATAACTTGACCATTACTTAAATCCGTAAATACTCCACTAGGTGTTGATGTAGATAAAACACAAGATATGTCTTCTATTACAGCAACTGAAGTTACGCTATGAATTACTATTATATCAGCAGTTGAATAAGCATTAAATGAAATAGTCTGTGTACCTGTTCCTGTTATTATGTGTGAGCTTATTAATATGTTGTTATGGTATTGATAAACAGTAAAAGTTGTTGTATTAGTTTGTATGCTTAAAGTTAAGTCGTATGTAGCACCAAAAATAAGGTTAGATAACCTTTGAAGTATTCCTGTATTAAGAACAACCGAAATAACATTACTTGCTTGTTCTACATAGTTTGCATTACTACTAAAACGATACCAAGTGTTCACCATAAAAAATGAATACCCTCCAATAGTCTGCGAATTAATGAAAGTCTGAGGTAAAGCACCTGTAATATTTAGAGTTGAAGATGAAGTGTTTACTTGATTAAAATTAATACCATCAACAACAAGCTCAGTAGATGGTGAACTTAATGGAGTTGATCCATCAAAATATTGTGGAAATACTATTAGTTGTACTGACATTATACTGATTGTGTTCTTAGTGTTTTACTCTTTTCTACTTCAAAAGTGTACTGAATAAGTTTGTCGTTTGCTACAGTCTTTCTTGTAAAGCTAGAAGTTGTAAGTCTAACAGGTTTTACATATTGATTAAGTGCTGAGTAAGTTCCGTCTGTTTGATAGCCTTCTAAAATATAAACTTCAGGACTGTTTATTAGTTCTTCAAACATATCATTTTCGCTTTCACTTACAAAGTCTGAGTTCATTGTAATTTTCTCGGTAGCGTTTACTCTAAAGGCTTTCTTGCCGCCTTTGTAACTATCTACTCTGTAAGCTGCTTCGTTCCAAGTTCCTGCTAGTTGTTCGTATGTAGAACCTTTAGTTGATATGCTTCTTATTGACTTCTGAGTGAATGTGTAGTAATCCCATGCACCCCACTGATTGAGCCAACAAAGTCTAATGCTTTCGTAACCTTTTAAGTTAGAACAATTAATATTAATAGTGTAAGTGTCAGAAATTGCATTATTACTTAAGTTAAAAGCCTGTACAACTATTGAACCACCCTGTATTGTTCCTGCTGAAACTAAAGCTGCAAATATACTACTTCCGTTTCTCATTAAGTTAGCAGGAAAGCAGCCAAAGTATAATAGTCTTTGTGATATTTTAGAAGTAAAAGAACCATTCCCTCCATTAGTTACATTGTTTGTTATATCCTCTGTTCCTATTTGACTTCCTGAGCTATCTTTATAAATTAGTTTTATATAGTCTACAACATTGCTAGGTGAGGAGTAAGGTGCTAAAAAAGCAACTGTTCCATAGTCTTCTAAGTTGGCATACTGAGTAGTAGGAGCGTTAGTCAAAAAGCTGTCATTACCACTTGATAAGTTAAAGTTACTTAAACTAAAACCAAAATTGTTAGCAGTTACACCTGTACCCATTGTAAGAATATCAGAATATTTTAAGTAGCTATTAAAAAGTTGATAATCAACTGAGTTTACTTCCTGTACCGTTTGCACATCACCATTTGCATCTGTGTATTGTGTTTTAAACTGAATAGTTAGCCATCTAGCTGCTTTTTTATTTCTTGAATATTTATCTATTAAATGAACGGGATGAGGTGTGTCATCACTTGTTGTAACGCCTTTATACTCACTAAAGTTGTAAGCCATATTATCAGCACTAACATAATTTTCAACTACTTGTCTGAAATCAAATATTCCTACTCCTGCATTGTTAGGTGTTGTTTTAAATGTAGCTGTTGCTACAGAAGTTGAAGATATTGATGTAGGTATTGTATCACTTATATAAACATCAGCAATAAATCTTACATTTGTAAAGCCTGATACTATTGTGTTATTTGATACTACAAAAATGACCTCTTGCCCTACAGGAAGTTGAGTGTATAAAGGTTTTTGTTCTATTAGTGTTGCCATTATGCTATTTTTTGTTTTCTTAAACTATTTAATATATCTTCTTTTATTGCTGCTCCAAACTTAGGTGCAAACTCTTTCATTCCTAACATTAAAGGTTTCTGAAAGAAGCTTATTCCTTGTATTCCTTTTTTACCAATGCTTCTTGCAATTAAAAACTTTATACTTTTCCTAGACATAAACTTTCCTTCTTTATCTCTTGGAGCTATTCCTTTTTTTACTATCCACTTATCAAGTGCCTTAGTAGGTGGTTGTGAATGTCCTTTTGCTTTTCTATACTTAAATGGACTTTTAAGAGTTTTACCTTTGTAATCTTTAAAGCTTCTTAAAACTTCTGTTCCTGATACTCCTTTGTCTACATACTTACCATAAGAAGCCATTGTAAATCTTACATTTAAATCACCATCTTTTTCTATTACAGAAAACGCAATAGAATTTTCTAAAGCAGTACCACCACCCTTTGCTTTCTGTAAGTTTCCTTTAGCTCTGTTTACTACTTGCTTTCCAAAGCTATTAAGGTATCTTTCAACTGCTTCTAAATTCATTATACTAGTGCTGCAAAGACTTCTACTTGTACATCAGTTGTTGCTGAAGGTCTTACCTCTACAGTAACTAAATCTTCTAATGTAGGAAAAGCAGGACTTGCGTCTTCTTCACCAATCAATGCTTCTTCAGCTTGAAATAAGATATGCGAACCACCTGCTCTTACTGTTACTTGATAATTAGTAGCTGCTGTTACAAAAGCTACTTTCATATCTTGGTCGTCACTTAAATTAGTAACTCTTAGATATTTACAGTTCTCTACATCTAAAGCACCGTCTGCTCCATAAGGAGTTGAATTAAATACTGCTACTGTTGTAGTCTGTGAGTGAGTACAAGTTAAAATTCTTTCAAATACATCAACTATGTTTGTAGTTGTTAAAGTGTTTGAAGAACCTCTGACTGAGCCGTTCAATACGACATTCTCTGTAATTGTTGTTGTTAAATCTGCCATTTTATATTTTTATTGTTATTTTAAATTTCTTCCATCCTATTTCAACTATTAATCTTCCTATCTTAAATTTTAGCATTAGTAACCTGCACCCCTAGTGTTTACAGGAATATTACAAGTTTGAAAATCGTTTTGAACTAATACGCCTATATTAAACACATATCCACAACATAAGTTATCAAAGCGTTCCTGAAAAGGTTCTATTGTGAATTGTTCCTGTGTAAAATAGATAGGTTCGTTAATATCATCAACTCCATTTATAGATTGTCTTGAACTGTGTCTTAGCATTCCTATTATATCTGTACATATATGCAAAGTCTGATTGAATACTTCCTGTTCGTTATTCTCTGTGTTGACCAACTTAGTTAAAGCTTCGTGCTGTTTAGTTTGCCAATCTGATTTTTCGCTTACCATATCACAAATAAACACTTGAAAGTTATAAGTAAGCTGACTATCACCTGTTTGAACTGATGTAGGGTTTATGTGCATTAACGGGAACTTCTCCATCTTCTCAAGATTGAGGTCGTACACATCACCAACTGAAGTTGTGCTTATCTGTTCGTGAAATTCACCAAGTCTTAGCAAAGTGTTTACTACATTATTATATGTTTTATTGTTCACCATTTCTTTGTACTTTATTTTGTGAGTTTAAATCTGTTTCATAACTTAACCAAGTCAAGCATTCCAACAGCCCTAAATTCGTTATTCTTTCTAAGTTTACTATCTCACCATTTGTTAATCTATACATCACGCCAAACCATCCCCATTTGTCGGCAAAGCTTTCTGTTGCTATTGCGTCTTCGTTTCCATCAGCACTTGTGTCAAACACGATTGCAAAGTCTTTGATAATTCTGTCACGAAAGCGTAAAAAAAAACCAATGCACTTTGCACTTGTTCCGCTGACATCTTTTTCATTTCTTCTGCCCTGAGCCGTATATCACCATCATAAGCGTCAATAATATATATATCATTTTTCTTCAATTTTACAGGACGGTAAAGCACAGCCATCAACTCAGGCAAATGTTTCTCAACTCCGTTCTTAATAAATGTTTCTATATCTGCATACTCCCCTAAAGTTATGCTATCTAAGTCAGGATGAAAACCGTACTCAACTCCTTCTATTTCAATTATCCTTTTTAAAGAACTGTTTTGCTTATGCTGTAACTCAGCTAGCTTGCTCATTATTAGAGCTACATTTTTTAAGTCTAGTTCCCTTATCAACTTCTTGGGAATGTCAGACAACATAGCTATTGTTTCTTCAGCTTCTTTTGTCTTGCTACCCTCTTGGAACTCAATAAGTTTAAGCCACTTCTCCAAACTAACATCTTCCCAACTGCTTATTAACTTGAACTTCTTTTCTTTTCCTTCCTTCTTGATTTTTACTTTCATCTAATATATAATAGAAATTAATTGATTTTAGTTTACTGCACATAATACTTCCCTGCGTTCGGATTGTCTAGGTGATAAATAACATTGTATCTTATTCCATCTATTGCGTGATTGTAGCTATCTACATAAAGCTTTGAACCTTTATCTGCAAATACATAATTGTTCAACTCTTTAGCTATGTTAGTGCTTTCAGGAGTTATGATAAGCTCATAGTCTTGCATACGAGTTACTCCACTTTCAATAGTTCCTTTTTTTACAGGTTTGATATTTACTCCTAAGTGTCTGAGGTCTGCAATAAGTCTTGGCTCTGCACTATCAGCTATAATAAGCTTATCACTTACTTTGTCTAATATGATTTGTGCCAACTCATTTGACTTCAATCCGTTTCTGTAGATATGCTCTTTTAAATATATCTTATGTTTCTTTTTATCAATAGCCACTTCCGTAAGACTATCAGGATCTACTGAGAAACCAAAGTCCATACCACAAGATGTCTGTAAGCCATCAGGATTAAACTCTCCTATGCTCCAATTCTCAAAGACTACTCCTTCTGCTTTGTCTAACCACCCCCCTAAGATTTTGTGCTGATACTTTTTAAAGTTTCTATGCTTTATGCTCTTAATACGCTCTAGGAAGCTCTGTGAGAGGTTTTTAATATTATCTAGATAGTTAGTATGAATATAGCATACATTGTCCTTAAAGCCGTTAAAACCACCTTCTACGCCTTTGTCTTCAAAAAACCTTTTATATATCCAATGTTCTTTAGTAACAGGGTTCAGTATTAATACTACTCTATTGTGTATGTTCTTTTCTCTTATACTTAAATCAATAGTATCAAAGATATTCTCATCAACTAGTTCCTCAGCCTCGTCAAGTACCCAAGTGCTTATTCCCTGTAAAGACTTTAAACTTGCTGTTTGGTTTCCTGCTGATGTTCTAATTCCTCTAAACAATATGTCTGATTGATTGCTTGTATTTACTACTTCTGCTTTATTAATACTAAACACTTCATCAAATCCTAGTAGCCCTATCTTTTCTAAGAACTCAGGAATGATTGACAGGTGAGCTGAAGTCATAGTGTAACGAGTAAAGAGTATTCTTATCCCTTTAGTCATTGTAAGTAAAGTTAAAAAGACTGTTACAGCAAAAGACTTACCTGATCCCCTTCCGCCTGTAATTATAAAGTAACGAGCTTCAGATGAAAATAAAGGATTGTATTTCTTATTCAGTATCAGTTTCAACAAATGTTATTACAGGCATATTGATAGCTTTATCACCTGAAGTTATATCTACTCTATTTGTTTCATTCCATCCTAACCTAGTCTTTGCAGCGTGTATTACAACTGAAGGTACTTTATCTTTTACGCATTCGTAATACTTTGACTTAATAAAATCTTGTTGTATGTTTTCTATTTCTTCAACCTTAGCTGCAAATTCTTTATCTTCTTTTAGCCACTTATAAAAGTTTGTTCTACTTAAGTCAGTTGCTTTTAAAGCTGTTGTTATTACTCCTAAAGAACTTTCTAATGCTTTGAGTAATCTCTCTTTGTTAATCTTTGTTCTATTTTGTTCCATTTATTTTTTGTATTTTTCTTCTAATATTACAGGCGTAGCATTATTCCAAGTTATTCTATGATGTAACCTCATATGCTTATCACCCATTAATGATACCTTAACTGCTGAAGGTGTGTACATAACTGAATAAAAAGATTTTACATAAGTTCCTTTTGATAAATATATTTCTGTTAGACCTCCTTCATTTGATTGAGTTGTTTTTTGCTCTACTGATAATATGGGTAAAGTGAAAAATAAATCTCCTGTTGTAGCATTTTGCACATAAGTATTTACATCTTCATTTATTCTACCTACAAAGTTAAAAGGTCTGTCAGTTGAGCATAAAAAACTATTCATACATTTTCTTCTGAGCTTTGGGTTGCTAGCATAAGAATTTCCTGCTCCACCAATAAAATCTCCACCCTGAGCCATTGCAATAGTTTTAGCAGGAATACTTTTGTAATAATTTAACATTGCTTCAAATATATTATTTAAATTAAATATTCTTTTAGGCTTTGCCTTACTTGTTTTATAAATACGATAATGAAAGCTACCATAATCATCATCTAACACTAAGAAGTATTTTACACCTATTTTCTTAGCTAAATCAAAACAAGCATTTCTTGCATAGACAACTACCCTTTCATCATCAAAATTATCTCCTATATCAAATTTGTCCTTATAATCTTTTTTACTGAATACAATAACTTTGTCTTTATATAAGTTTTTATATACTTCTAATTCTTTATCATCATCTGAACATATAAAATATACTTCACCTGTATATCCTTGTTTTTTTAATGTTTCATAAGTTACAACTCTGTCTGACCTTCCATAAGTCAAAACAAATACTGCGAAATCTTTATTCTCCATATTCTTCTGAGTATAATTCTTGAACCTCTTTACTTAGCTTAACATATCCATTCTCAATAGCTTTATTAAAATCAATTATAACTAAAGCACTATCTTCCATTAACTCCTGAACTTCTTTATTTGAATGAGCATAGAAGTCTGCAATACTTTGATAATTAAATACTGTATGCCTGTAAGCAGCTTTTATTAAAAATTCTTTTTCTTCCTTTTCTATATTAGAAAGCCCTATCTTTTTTATTAGCTCTTTTACTTTATCTTCATTGTAGAGTTCTTCTTCTTTTGGCTTTTTATTTTTAGGTTCATAAGTAGGAGCTTCAATATTCTTTGTATATACTTCTTCTTCCTCTTTTACATCATCTTCATTCTGCCATACATCTAAACCCCATTCAGCAAGTTGTACGCTATCCCATTCATTAGCTAACATATCCCATTCCCATTCTCCAAACCCTACATTGTCTTTTACTATAAACTCTTTCTTTTGTTCTTCAGTAAGTCCTTCTGCTACTTCTATCCATACTTCTTTAAGTCCTGCGTCTTTACTTGCCTTTAATCTCATGTTGCCACCTAAGACAATCATTTCTTCATCAACTACAATAGGTCTAAGCTTTAACATTTCAGGAAATTCCTGTATTGACTTAACTAGCTTTTTAAACTTATCGTTTTTTATTATTCTAGGATTGTCAGGGTTTCCCTTTACTTGACTTATCTTAACTTGTTGTTTCATAATGTAGTGTCTTAGTATATAATAGAATTTTTGTTAATTTATTTAGTAGTCTTCATTTACTCCTCTTGTTCCTATTAGAGTTTCTTTAGCACCCTTCCAAAGATTATCTCTTTGTTTACTTAAACTAGGTTCAGTTCTTTTTAAGTTAGGCATTCCGTCAGTTGGTTTGCTATCCATCCATTTACCACAACTGCATTGAGCTTCTTTACAAACCCATTTTTTATCTCTTAGGACTATTGTAGCTTTGCTAACTTCTTTTTCTTCCTTACCGCATTCACAACTGTATAAAGTCATAATATCTTTAATTGTTTTTCCTGCTTGTTAATTCTTTCTTCTGCAATTTTAAAATACTTTTCATCTTGTTCAATTCCTATAAAATTACGGTTTAAGTTCTTTGCAGCTACTCCTGTTGTGCCACTTCCCATTGTAAAATCTAAAACTGTTTCGTTTTCGTTTGTATATGTTTTAATCAGATACTCCATTAATGCAACAGGTTTTTGTGTTGGGTGTAACCCTCTCTGCATTGAGAATTCCAACACGTTTGGTTGATATATTAAATCATTGTTACCACTCAAAACTCGCTCGGAATATTTATTAGTATCAACTTTTGTTCGATCCTTATAAGCTTTAGGTGTGTTATTTCTTTTATTTCCTTCCTTCCTTTTTGTCATTTGTGGATTATAAGTGCATTGTTTTTTATAAAACAAACTTATATTCTCAGTGTATCTCGGTGCTTGTTTTTTTACCATCAATGGGTTTGTTAATCGCTCTTTTTTCCATATCCAATCATATTTATAGTTCTTAATATTACTCATTCTTAATGCACTACTGAACGGCTCACTACCAAATAATACTATTGCACCGTTTGGCTTTATTATTCTATTTAGTTGCTCCCACATAGGCTCAAAGTCAATAACGCTATCCCATTTACAGGCTGTTGTTCCGTAAGGGGGGTCTGTAATTATTGCGTCTACGCTTCCATCAGGTATTAACTTCATAACCTCTAAGCAATCACCTTTATACAGCGTCATTGTGTAATCTGTCTAATTCAAAGTGTAAATGGTTTATTGCTTTCTGTATATCTTGTTCAGCAGGGTTACCTTCTTTTTTACCTGCTCTTAACAAATAACTGATTGCCGTTCCTAAGTTATAACTATCAGGTTGGAAGTCCTCAACTACTTTTCTTGCTGAGTAACCGTACTTCTTTCCTGAGTAGTAACTTGGTTCAGGTGTTGCTTTATAATCTAAGTCTATTGGCATATTTTCTAGGTTTTTAATTAGTTTCTCGTTCTGTGTCATTATTTAAAAGTTTTAAAAGTTGGTGCGGTGTATATATTCTGCTATCACCTGCATAGTTTTCAAAGATACAAGTAAAGTTATCGTTTTCCCAAGTCCAAAGACTTCTGACATTCTTTTTAATGTGGGTGTTTAATACCCATTTAATTGATTTGTAAGTTCTATTTGTATTCATTATAAAGTTTTTTTATTCCATCAAAGCAAGTTGATATGCAAGAACCGCAATTCGTTCCCGTCTGATAGTTTGTATTAAATATAGTGTTATAAGTTTCAATCATTCTTTTTTTAGCTGCTTGGTCTTTTGCTCTGCCTGTTTTTAAGTCTTCCCACATATCTAAAATTTCATCTACTATTTCTTGAGGTAAGCTATCAGGAGTTTCTATCTCAGTTGTCTTTTGCCATTTCTTCTGACTACATTCCATTGGAGCAAGTCTTGCCTTTATCTTCATAAAACAGCCACAGTCTTTGCAAGTTCCTGTTGGTTTAAAATAATATACACAACTCTTACAGATAGCTATTCTATCTTCATAGACTTCATTAGGAACAAAAAATCTATTCATTCAATTCTTTTTTAAGTATTTCCCTTACTTTATCTATTGTAGTAAATAAACTGTTTCTGCTTATTCCTGTCTTACTCGCTAAGCTGTCTAAAGTTTCACCTGAGTAGTAAAGCTCAAATACTTTTTTATCGTACCAAGTTTGCTGATCTAACACTTTGTCTATTTCTTCTAGCTTAGTCCATTTGTATTCTTCTATTACTTCAGGCATATTGTATATAGTCCTGTGGTTTCCTTGAGAAACATTTGTTTCATAAAAATTCTGTATATGCGTGTAGTATTTTTTATACTTATAATAAAAAGGACTTCTTGCACTTGTTAAGCTTCTTCTTAATACTACAGCACCGTATCTGATTAATCCATCTTGTCCGTCTTTCTCCCATATTCCTTTTAGAGTTTCAGGGTTCATCTGTAAGTAGTAAAGCATAAGCTCCTGAACTGCGTCATTGATAGCTTCTTCATCTTGCGTAAGACCATAACACATTTCCCTAAATTTAGAACTCAGATTTGATATTTCCTGATAGATTTTATTCATGCTCCACTTTTAAGTTGTCAATCTTATTTGCAACCTCGTGTACTAATTCCTCTAATATTATTTTATAGCTTCTGATGATAGTTGAGTTTCCTTTC